CCCTGGAACTCTGGGGAGTCGCTGTCTTCACGATCCTCAAGAATCAACAAGCGCGGCTGTGCATCCGTCAGCGTATGAACGACCGATCTAACCGCAGAGCTTTTCTTGTTTTGATCGTCAATAAACCGGACAAGGTATTCACCCGATAGCTCCGGCAAAATTGCGTAAAAAGTATTTGCCTTTACGACAGTCAACAACGAACTGTTCGGCCAAGTGCCAGAGCCGTCAGTTTTTGAGCTGTGGCGGATTTCAGCGTTCAGCCTGTCGCTAGTTGCACCAAGCCCTTCTTTGGGCACAGACCAAGTAACCATCACTTGATTTGAGCGATGTGTTTCAAGCTGCACGTTCTGTGGATCAGGCGGCAGCTCAACAAGCGCCGCAGCCGTTTTGGTTGTGATGTCTTGGTTCGGTACAACAAATGAACCCGACACCCATGCTGAGTTCTTAAACGTTCCGTCGCGGCCAAGCGAACGAATCTGGAACGTGACAGTTGCTCCAGGCTTTACGCCTTCAACTTTCAGTTCATTTGTCGTTTGCCGTACTGTTTCGTAGTTACCGTTGCCGACCTTATAGCGGATCTCGTAGCCACTGATATTGCCGTCATTTTCACGGGTAAACCCCAGAAACACGTCGTTAACGACGTTGTTATTGCGACGAACTTCTTTTGTCTCAAACGTTAAGCCGCTTGGTGCTGTCGGGATTTTGTCGAACGTCGTAACCGATTGATACTCCAGTGCATCAGCGTTATCAGCCGTGTTGTAAATGCTGTCGTTGTGCTGAACACCAACGATCGCGAACGTGCCATCACCGCCATCAGCAACCGAAATGCAGCGGAACTTTTGATGAACAACTGTTGAAGACTGGATCGACCACACTGACTGCGCCAGTGGTGCTGCACTAAATGCAGATGAAACCGTAATAACAGCACCTGCAACGCTGCTAATCGTCTTGGTTTCAATCGTGCCGTCAGGCATCGTTGCCGTCAGCGTGTGGCTTGCACCACCGGGCAACGTCACGGTGATGTCAGCGGTCAACGTTGTTGTTGTGGCTGCACTGCAACGACCCGCGATACGTGCGCCTTGCCGCATCTCATCAGCAACAGCAAAAACCTGACCAGGGAAAACGATTGCGCCTTGCAAACCAGTTGAGAACGTGACGGTCTCGCCGTCTAGTTCTTCCGATGCCATCATCCAGCGACCAAGGCGATACGCCTGATTGCGTGATGTGCAACCAAAGGCGACAACCTCGCGGGTTTGATAGCCGTATTTAGTAATTAGCGCCGCGTCTTCAACAACAACAAAGTTCGGCTTATAAAAGTTGTCGGGGTCGTTATACCTGACCCTGATGCTGGTGCTGCGGGTTTTAAGCGATGAACCGGTGTAATTGAAAGCGCCACCGATGACATTGCTGTTCGTATAAAGATGAACCGGGTCAACAACAGAACCGTCAAGGTTGCCGTGGTCAGCAGATAACTGGACAGTGTTGCTGCTCCAGTAGGACATGCCCCGGAACACCGAGGCCAGATCCTGCAGCACGTTGTAAGCCGCTGCGCGATCACCGATGAGAATGTTGCAAGCAAAACGCGCTTCTGATGAACCGTCTTGATTCGTGACCAACTGGTTGGCGTATTGAATTAACGGATAAAGATCGGTGTAGCTGATGTTTGATGTGTCAACAAAATCACCACAGCCATAGCGATCATTCAGCACCATGTCCGCAAATATGCAAACCGGGCAGGTTGTCCACGACAAACGAGTGCTGCCGTTGAACGCAACCTCTTGAGTCAAGTCAAGGCTGCCGTCATCGCGAACCGCAGCATTGTGCGGAATTTGTACTAATCGCCCTTTGACTAAGTAAGCGCGATTCGGCAGGTTGCCAAACTGCCGGGTATTTAGTTTAAGGCCGACGCAAGCGGTATATGGGTAGGCGCTGCGGATTTCTTGACGCTCAATAATTGACGACCAGACCAACTGGTTAGCGCGGCCATTTGCAAGCGGTTTGTTTTGCGGGACTTCTTCAAAATCAGCAAACTTAACTTCAAAATGGCCTTCTCCAAGGTTTACTTTTTCGACTTTAATGTTCCAGGGATAACCTTCACCTTTTGCATCACGAGGTAACTCGATTACAGGCGTTTTAATCTGATAATCAGTTAAAGCAACGCCAGTTATTGTTTTGTCAAATTTTAGTTGGTAGGCGGAACCTTGCGCTTGGACAAAGACACGAATTTGAAGGCTGCCATTAAAAGGCTGCCCTTTCGCTAGACCTTCAACAGCAGAAGAGAACAAACGCGGGATTGTAAATAGTAGCTGTACCGATTCAACTTCTGAATCATTTATTTGTCGAATAGCAGTACCAGATCCGTAATCCCTAGCAATTACTTCATCGCTAGCGTTGATTGTTTCTGAATAATTTTGTCCAACTTCAACAGCAACGCCTGTGATCGTAGTTGTTGCGTTGCCTGCTTGGAGCAATCGCGTCTGTCTGCGGCCACCGAGGCGATAGTCAACATCTACATCCTCTGCCGGGAAGTTAGCATCATTGCCAGTGAATAAAGGCGTTTCGTCTAAAAATATCTGTTGATTGATGTCATCAAAGCCCTCGATCGGACCTTCGCATAACAAGTCAATTAGTCGGACGGTAGAGGTTGAATTAAGTGCCATGACTAAGAAAAGCTAGGGGCGAAACCGTGACGGATAACAAATCTCACTGTCGAAGCAACTGATGCGTCTAGGATTTTTATATCAAGGTTGTAGTGATCAATGAGAGGTGCTTTGTTTGGGTCAAACTTGTGAAACCAACGATAGGGCTCTGTTGTAAGACCTTGTATTGTGCCACCTGTTCTGGCATGAATATCGTCAGTGTCTTTGCGTCTTGACTCAATCTGATAGCTAATAAATCCATCGGTTTTTGTTTCGCCTACAAGTTCAAACAACTTGTTTACTTCAAGAAAAACAAAATAGTGATTAGGATCAAATGCTAAGCCATCCCCAAACTCAAGATGAAAAGTGTTGGTAGCAGTTAGTTCGTCGTCTTTTTTTGGGTCGGTAAATCTATCAAAAGCAGGGTTTGATCGATCTCTCAAGAAATGCACGCTATTCCAAGTTGACATGTCATCTCTAAGTGTGCCGAACTCAAGTTTATTGCCTTGAACTGTGACCGTATCTGCCCCTGGTGTTCTTGTTGTTGTTTTGAGCGGGTCAGATTCATCAGCAACATCAACGTCTGCCGAGATGACGTGCGAACCAATCAGCACCTTGCCATAGGCCACCGGAATAGTTGCGCCAACGCCGACCGTATTTTGCGCTCCGAGATAGGCGTAAGACTGCTGCCCATCAGCGCCGCGATTGACTGACTCTGGTCGCGTTGGTCGTAAGTCGTCTCTGGTGCCGACGCCGCCAACTCCTATGTCTGGCTGTGACGACAGCATCTGCGTCACGCTGCCAAGGATCATGGTCGCGCCAATCGCACTAATCGCGGTTCCAACTGTCGTTAACGTTCCGGCAAGGCCAGCAGTAGCCGCCAACCCAGAGAACGTACCGGTTGCCGCGCCAGTGAGCATTCCGTAGGTGCCGAATAAACCAGCACCAGGCAGTAAAAACGATATAGCGATCAGACCAATACCTGCAAAAATTTTCCCCGCTCCGCCCTGACCAACAAGAACAGGCGTAATAATCAAATCGTTTTGACCGATCGGCAGTTGCAACTCATCAAAATTTAAATCGACGCCAGCCTGCAGTACGCGGTAGCCAATCCCCTTTTCGTGGGCCGTAATCAGCTCAGCCTTGAACTCTGGATAATTAATAGACAGCAGCTTGATCGCATCAGCAGGCGTGCGAAGGTTATAGAACGCGTGCTCAGCGCCATACCGCTCCCCTAAATCACCCAGCAGTCGGACGACTTGCTGCATACCGAAAAACCGCCGCAACCCTTGTCAAATAATATCTGCTAAGGGGAATGACCGCACTTAGCGAATCACGTTGTTGATGCAAGATCCTTTCATCTGGCAACAGCACCGCTGCGTGCATTGGTGTTCGTGTACCCATCCGCATGATCAGCACGTCGCCAGGTTGACGCGCCTGTAACGTTACCGGCTTGAATCCAATGCGTTCTGCCTCTTCAAGAAAAATGCTTTCACAGCTTTGCAAACTTTCTGGCCGCTCGTAGTCCGGCAGCTCGACGCCCTGGAGCTTGAACCAATCGCGCACCAGTGAAAAGCAGTCAGCTTTGCCGTACTCCCACTGGAGGCCAATCAAGGATTGATAGTTAACCATTCGCGTTGAGGCATACGCCAAATGTGCCAAGGCACG